ATACACCTAGAAATATGCAAAGGTTCAAGCGCTGATAATATCAAGTATTGTAGAAAAGAGAATAACTTTTGGGAGCATGGCACTGCAGCTAAGAATCAAAATGAAAAGTATGAAGCGCTTGTACAAGCATGCAAGACTGAAACGATTGCTGACATCACAGAAAGATTTCCAGAGGAAGTATTAAAGAATAGATCTGCAGTCTTATCGACAATAGATATGTTTAAAATGAAAAACATAACAGATAGAGTATGTGATAAAGTTAAGAAACTAAAGCCGAGAGATTGGCAAGCGAAGATATTAGATGAATGTAAGATAGAACCAGACGATCGGAAAGTCACTTGGATAGTTGATCCCGCTGGAGGTGGTGGGAAGACAACACTAATCAAAATGTTAATAGCTACCTTCGGTATAGAGAAAGTATTATGGATAACAGGAGGAGACACCAAATCAATAGCACATGCCTGGAAAGGAGAAGGCATAGTATGCTTCAATTACTCTAGAAGCTTAGAGGAGACCGTTAACTACAACGCAATAGAAAGCATCAAGGATGGACTGATCTTCTCTCCAAAATTCGATTCAAATAAGAAGCTGTTCGATTCACCGCATGTAATCATTATGAGTAACTTCGAACCAGACCAAACCAAGCTCACAGCAGATAGATGGGACATCAGAAGACTCAGCCATCCAAACCCTACACCTACAACCCTATTCCCACTTATAGAATAAAACAGTGACAAAGGCTCGGGGTAATACTGGAACCCTCGCCTGTGGAACATAAAAAAGTATTATGATTTGTTTTTTGTTTTCAAGCATCTACATTAGATCTTGGTTCGTAGAAGACAACACGTTGATCCATCTCGGTAGTAAACCATGGAACGAATAAACCTACACCGGTATTAGGATAAGGTTCCATACGCCAACATATATGAAAGCCGTAGTCCTTGGGATCCGCAGCAACAACACGCTGAGCGTCATAGGTCCAATCTAATCTATTATCAGAAGCAACAGATTCACCAAAATCTCTATAACAATCGATATAAGGAAAATCATACACATATTGAGGAATGGGCGGATTATTGGCTTGCTGTACCTTAGCATGCATTTGGTGCTGTGCACCTGGCTGGCTTTTCCATTGAGACATACCAACAAGAGTAGCAAGAGAAGGCGAGGCCTGATAGTAACCTTGATCGATGTATGCACAACTATTAACCATCTCAGCAGCATAAGGATATGGCATGACAGTAACCTTAATCTTAAATCCTATAACACGATGCTTGGCATATATAGCATTCAAAGTTGCTGAACCATTAACCCAATCGGGGATAGTGGATGAACCATCACCCATAACAGTACGTAAATTATTCCAAGGACGATAAAGACGGCTGGGATAGAAATCATACGAACGAGGATTGACAGTGTCGCGGTAACCACATGTGTCAACAACAGAATGTAGATTGACAGTGATCGCGGTGGGCATACGAGTTTCAAACTTGCCTTCAGAGACGGGGATCGTATGCGGACCACGCGTAGGACGTAACGGTGGTAGGGTTTCGGCGCTATGATCTTGGCGATCCCAATAATGATGAGATGCATAAGAAGGAGCAGTAGAGAACTCATGATGATCCAAATTCCAATAAGGGTCCGTCGCACGCGGCTCGGGAACCCAAGGAGGCATATCAGCATCAGTAGACTGGGGAGGTTCTTGCGAAGGCTCTACTCTCAGATGATGATTAGTGTCTCGAGCGTACAAAGCGCGGCCGATACCAGCGGTCGCTTTACGTGATGCATAAGACGATGAAACCGCTGTCGCAGCTGGTAACCAACGTGCCGCAAGCTGTGCGATATAATATGGAACATCCGTAAAATCCTCATCCCACCAATGTTGATCCTGGATGCGTTGTTGGACGCGGAAGGGATGTCCAGGATCTCGAATATAATGTGGCGGAGGCGGCTGACCCCTTGGCTGAAGAAAGTGCCAAGAATGGCCATAGTGTTCAACAGCAGGATCATTGACCGTCCGTAAAGACATCTCCAAGTCTTCATATTGGTTTGACATGGCATGAAATAGAAATACTCAACAATGTATACTACAGCGATTACTTAATTCAAGATTTAATTTATTAATTTTTCCAATTAGGTTTAAGGATATATATACCTGTATAAAAGTTCTCGCTATCAAACATGTTCAACAGATTCCGTTCTCGTATCCGTAACGCTGCGACTCGTATCAAGTACCGAGCTCGCAAAATGGTAGGCCGTGCCAAAGCTAAAGTTTATAATCGTGCGAGACCAAGTGCGATCGTTAATTACTACGCAGGAAACATGGCGCGTACCGGTGTTCCGTCCGCTATGCGTAGCCAACTTAAGACAGTTCTAAATGTTGACCCTAGCGGCGCATTCACTTACAAAACCTATGCCCTGAAGATTAACAGCGTTAATGATCCCATGGGAGACGCTGCAGCTGTGCAACCTATCGGATACGACCAGCTCAAAGGACTGTACCAACACTGCATCGTCCTTTCAGGTGCCTACAAGATTACATTCACCAACACAGGATCTGCTCCAGTTACTGTCGCATGCTATACATCAGCACGTACAGTCGTTGGCGGAGCATCGGCTGCCGCACTTGTCAACAACTTCGGCGGTCAACCAGGCGCTAAGTATCGCGTCGCTTCTGGTACAGGCTCAGGAAGTACAGTGGCAATTATTTCTCGATCATTTAAAGTACAACAGATCGTCGGACCACTTGATCGGTCGTCCCACGGTGCTGAAGTCGATCATGATCCCACAGGCTTAGCCTATCTGTATGTTCTTGTTGCTGCAGCCAGTGGTAACGTGAGTGGCAACATGACAATCGAAGCTGTGCAAAACACACAGTTCTATGACAAGGTTAATACTGTTGATTAATAAAGATTGTCAAGGGATGTTTGGTAATCACCCATTATAATTAAAATTACTTTTTTGTATATACCGGATAAACGTCGCTCGGGTCTTCATAAAATCTTTGAGACCTCCTTCACCTCCTCCACAAAGCTACGAAGGTTGCAGTCGACAGATTCAAGTTCTCCCTGATTCCACAGGCGGTCGAATAATGAGAGACTTCGCGACGGAGGACGCATGACAATTAGTTGTGAACAAAATGTTTGTGGCGTTTGCCTATAATGCGTCCTGGATTCTTGCATGCCTAATGCACGGCCCTTCGGTCCGTGAATTGGCCATTGAAATCTGGGCGTAGCATTAAGAGCAACGCGAAACAAACAAAAGTTCAAAACAAAGTTTCTTCCAGATTTTTCAATTAGGCTTTTAAGGAGTTATAGTTACAGTTACAGTTACAGTTACTAAGTCGCAATGGCCACCAAGAAGCAAGGAACTCAGGGGCGTCGCTGGTGCTGGACGCTTAATAATTATACTGCGGAAGAGGAGGCTAGTATTCAGAAAGCAGCAGAAGATGTGAAGGTTCGTTACATTATCTATGGCAAAGAGATTGCACCTGAAACCAAGACACCTCACCTGCAAGGATATACAGAATTTAGTTCTGCTGTCCGCATTACACAAATTAAAACGCTATTCGCTACTGATAGAATACACCTAGAAATATGCAAAGGTTCAAGCGCTGATAATATCAAGTATTGTAGAAAAGAGAATAACTTTTGGGAGCATGGCACTGCAGCTAAGAATCAAAATGAAAAGTATGAAGCGCTTG